GCACGAATCGCTAGACCGTCTGGCGCGCATGGCTGCCGACTGGCCGCGTGTCTGCATCGGCAGCAGGGGCGAATATGCCGTAGTCGGAACGTCGGCCTGGTGGCTCCGCATGTCGCACGCGATGCGGGTTGTCTGCGATGACGACGGGCGCCCAGGCGTCAGGCTGCACGGGTTGAGAATGCTCAACCCTGAGATTTTCTCCCGCCTTCCGCTGGCATCGGCCGACTCGACAAACATCGGGCGGAACATCGGCATTGACCAGGCATGGCGCGGAACCTACATGCCGCCGAGCAAGGATGTTCGCGCGCAGGTCATGCGCGCAAGGATTGAATCAATAAACGCACCGTCGCGATGGAGTTTCTTCGTGCCTGATCAAATTAGGCTTATAGCATGACCTGCCACTGCTGCCACGGGTTTACCACGCCATGAAAACCAAAATGCGCCCCCTCTACTACTGCGACTATTGCGGCAAAGGTAACGCTGGTCGAGGTGAAGACGCAAGACGGCAGCCATACGCCCGAGCAGGAACGGTTCTACGGCGAATGGCGCGGCAGTCATTACACGGTCAGGTCGCGAGAGCAGGCATGACCGACCCACACGTCGAATCCGTCCGCGCCGTTGGTATCGCGAAATACGGCACCACGACAGCACGCACGGATCTGTCGCGCCTTGATTGGCTCCGGCACGCTCAGGAAGAGGCGCTAGACCTTGCGGTGTATTTGCAGCGATTGATTGCGGATGAGGAGGGCGGAGCATGAGGCTCGTCGTCTGCTACGTCAGCGCCGTAATAATCGGATGGTCATGGGTTATTGGATCAACGCCGGCATGGGTTCCGATCCTAGCTGCATTTGCATGGGGCTTCGCGGTTGGCGGGGCGCATATGGAGTTGGCGGGTGAGTGGTTCCAGATTCGTTTTAGGGTTTTCGCGTACTGGATGGGCGTGACGCTCGGGTTTATTTGCGGGGTGAGTCAATGAGCAAATCCGTCTACACATCGGATCGCCACAAAGAATTCCGCTTCAACGATCACGTCGTCGTCGAAATGCTGTTTGGAGTTCCTGATGAGAAGCGAACCGGCAGGCTTGTTCAGGTACGCAAAGGCTGCGGCCAGTTCGGTTCAGATGTTTTCTTTATCCGCCTGCGCGACGGATCACTGATGACGTTTGAAAACGCAATGATCCGCCACGTTGACGACGAGCGATTCATCCAAGCGTTTTACAGGTCGAATGGTGTCAATCCTCCGGTGGTTCCAGAGCAGCCGATTGTCGATGATGACAGCGAGACGGCCCCGTATAGCATCCGCGGTGAGTGGGTCGAATCGGGTTTCATCGTGGAGCGGCCATCACAGCCGCAGACGCCGGGTGCCTTCGGTATTGCGGTGATGTCATGACCACTCCCTGCCACAAGCACGCAAGCGGAGTTGCCGAAAATGGTTCGGACGATGATAGGGGGTGGGCGGTGAGTGAATACAAGGCCACGACGATGAAAGTCGCCATTCACCCCGTCGACAAGAACCCCGCCTATGACGACGGCGTGACCTATATCGAGGTTGTCGACGAAGCGGCCGGCGCATTTCTCGAAATATCGCAGGGCGAGGCGCGGATTCAGATCGATCCCGAGGAACTGGACGTGATTTGCAGCGAGGCCAAGAAATTGCTGAAGGGGTGGCCCGGTGAAGATTGAACTCCCCATAGCCACCGTGAGCGATCCAGTCGAGCTAACCATCTGCCGCCAATTCGATCCTACGGACGCGGATTACTTCGTGCTGCGTATGCACGTCGACAACCAGTCATTTCTCATCGGCCCTGGCGGCGGCTGGGACACGCGCGAGGAAATCGACATGCACGCGGAAATGTTCAGGGTTGCGCTAACTCGGGCCGGTGTAGCCGATGTGCGCGTTGGCGAGGTCAAGCGACCGTGGGATCGGTTGGTATGAGGTCGCGCCTCCCCCACAAGCGCGACTCCAACCACGCCGAGATTGCGCGCACGTTTGAGCGGCTCGGATGCACCGTGTTTGACACGTCGGCAGTCGGAGGGGATTTCCCTGACATGGTGGTGGGCTGCGCTGGCCGCAATCTGCTTATCGAGGCGAAGTCCGACAAGGGCAAGTTATCCGAAGGCCAAGACGGATTCCGCGAACGCTGGCGCGGTCAATATGACGTGGTGCGCTCGCCGGAGGATGCGGAGTTGATTGTGGCTGCGATCAGGAAGGAGTTTCGGAAATGAAAACCGTTTACATCTCCGGCCCCATGACCGGCCTGCCAGACTTGAACGCCTACGAATTCTCGTTTGCCGAGGCTCGAATCAAGGCCGCCGGCATGAAGCCGGTCAACCCGCACACCCTGTGCGATCCATCGTGGGACTGGCAGAAGTGCATGCGCGCAGACGTCAAGGCGCTCTGTGACTGTGATGCGATTTTCCTGTTGCAAGGGTGGGAGAAGTCGAAGGCGCGCAACTGGAGCTGCACATCGCGCACCGGCTGGGGCTGATTGTGCTGACGGATGTCTATGCGTTGCTTGGGTTTGCGGGAGTGGCGAAATGACCCCACCATGCTTTAACCGCCCCGAGTTCGGCCCCTACGAAACCGCATCAGGCGAGATCGTAGAACACCGCATGTCCCAGCCCTGCAAATCCTGGTCAACCGGCGACCGCGCCACGCCTGTTCCTGTCCGCGAGAATTGGAACTGCGCCGGGTGCCGATGGTTGCCGCGCGAGGATGTTTTGAGGTTTGCGCAGATTACGGATGATGCGGAAGTGATGGCGCGTCTGGTGGAGTTGGCGGGATGAAGAACTACTACAACGAATTCGACCCACAGGCCGCGCAATGGCTGCGAAACCTGATCGCTGCCGGCCTGATTCCGGCAGGCGACGTTGACGAACGATCAATAGAGGACGTGATTCCCAATGAGCTTCGCGGATATACCCAATGTCATTTCTTTGCAGGCATCGCCGGATGGTCCCTTGCCCTTGATCTTGCCGGATGGCCGCGAGATCGACCCGTGTGGACTGGCTCGTGCCCTTGCCAGCCTTTCAGCGCGGCAGGTAAAGGCGATGGGTTTGCGGACGAGCGGCATTTGTGGCCCGCCTTCCAGCACCTTATCGCGCAGTGCCGCCCTCCAGTCGTGTTTGGAGAACAGGTTGCAAGCAAGGCAACAGACGCATGGGTTGACCTTGTACACGCAGACATGGAAAACATGGATTACGCCTTCGGGTGTATCCCGTTTTCGGCTGCGAGCATCGGCGCCCCGCACATCAGGGACAGAAACTATTGGGTGGCCGACGCCAACCACTCGCGACTGGAAGGACGGCAGCGAGTGCAGCAACGTGCCGATAAACGCGCTGCTGGGTCGGGCGGCATGGCTCGCGGGATGGCCGACGCCGACAGTCGGAAACGCGATGGGCTCGCAATCGTCGGAGGGGATGAGCGCATCGGGAATGACGCCGGACGGTCGCAAGAATGCGGTCAGCCTCAATCACTTGGCGACATTTGCGGGCTGGCCGACGTGCAGCGCATCGGACACGCGCAAGTACAGCCAGTCGGCGATAGGAGACTGGCTGGCAGGGACAACGGCGAACGGGCACGGGATGGATCTGAACTTGGCGGCACAACTTGCCGGCCCGGCCCGCTTCACGGCTTCTGGCGAGATGCTGACTGGCTCAAGTGCCGAGATGGAAAGTGGCGGCCAGTTGAACCCGGCACATTCCCGCTGGCTCATGGGATATCCGCCCGAGTGGTGCGCCTGCGCGCCTACGGAAACAGCATCGTCCCGCAAGCGGCGGCAGAGTTCATCCGGGCCTATCTCGAAACGCAGCAGGGCGAAATGAGGGCCGCCGCATGACCCCATACCGCTACACAGTTGACGGCGAAAAAGTAACCCTCGACGAGATCGTGTCCCGATGCCCTCTGGTATCGCGCGCGACGGTCAGTAATCGGGTGCGGCTTGGGTGGCGCACTTGGGCCGAGTTGAGCAAGCGGCCGGATGTGGTGCAGAGTAATCGGAGGAAAGGGGCGCGTAGGTAATGCCAGCCGTTCTGAGGCAGGGAAAAGTGATCGCGACGTGTGACGTTTGTGGGAGAATGGCGCATTGGGGATTCGGCAAGTTTTGGGGATGCGTCGAGCATTTGAAGCAGGTCGAGGAAATGTGGGTAGCGGACGGGAGTAGGGCGAAGTGAGTAAGCAGTTTGCTGCATACGTCATATCGGCAATCGTTCTTTGCTTCGCGTCAGCAGTTGCGGGCGCTAACGACATGCCGCGAACCGATGGGTTTCTGTTTGCCTTGGCGCTGGTGTGCGTTGTTGCTGGCGGATATAGGGTTGGATCGCGATGACCGACCTACGCAAACTAGCCCGAGGTCAAGATTGCCAAGTCCGGATTCCTGGCGTGTGCAATTTCAATCCTGAAACCGTAGTGCTTGCCCATTTCCGCATGCCGGGGATGTGCGGAATCGGTTTAAAGCCGAGCGACTGGCAAGCAAGTCTTGCCTGCTCATGCTGTCACGATGCCGTCGATCAGCGGATACCGACGATATATACCAACGACGAACTGGACCTGATGATGTGCCACGGGATTTTGCGGACGCATGAAATCTGGCGCCGAATAGGGGTGATGAAATGACCTACGAAATCGAGCGAGCAATATCCGTCGGTCTAACTCCGCGCAAACTGGAACACCTGATTCGCGGTCACGCATCGGTCGGTGATATTGCGGCGGCGTATATGACTGACGTGCTCACGGTCCAGTTACTGATGCGACGGTGGGGTCTTTCGCATTTGAGCGGGCGTGCGAAAGCAAACGTGGTCTTACTGGTGAGGAATTGCGAATGAGCGATCAGGATCAGCGGTGCGGGACGTGTAAGTGGTGGGGCGGGTCGGACGGGCAGTTTGGCGCGGACGTTTGCAAAATGCCGCTTCCTGACTCGGTAATGTTCAACGATAACAACGAATGGATGGCGCCATACGAAGGCACAACATGCCCATGCTGGGAGGCGAAGGAATGAGTGTAGTAACCGATCCAACAGAACAAGCGAACCGCTGCCGCAATCTACTGTTTTCGGTAGTCCGGCAGGCACTGATTGACCATCGCGTGAATCTGCAATCAGCGCGGCGCGAGTTGAATGCGATGCGCAAGTCGAAGGGATTGCCCATGGCGACCGATAGCGAGGCGCTGGCGCACGCAATGGCAAAGGAGCCGGCGAGGTGGCTACTGTCCGACGATATCGGCCGCATGACGTTCCGATGGTGCTGTGATCACATCGGCGTCGATCCGAGCTGGGTTCGATTGCGCATGAACCGGCGCGAATTTGGCTTCACTCTCGACCACCACGAAAAACGTAAGGCAGCCTAAATGGACTGGTCCGGCAAGCATCGTCCAATTCTGGAACGCATCGCGCTGCTGGCCGGGCGCGGCATCGGGATTTCCATCACGTTCGGAGGATCGGCGCCAGAAGTCACGGATCAGGATGTAGCCGCAGCGGTCGCCATGACGCGCGAGGTCAAGCGCGACGGCTCACGCAATCCAAAGTCAGTCGCGAACTGCGTCCGGCCAGAGTTGCTGATGTTGCGGCACGGGCAGCAAACGACGCTTGTTCCAATCGTCGCACGGGCCTGCGCGGCAGTGATTGGGCGGCAGCACATCCCAATCGTCGTCACGCGATCTGCGTGCGTGCTGGCGGCTCAGTCAATCGGCGGGCGCGACATAGGGCCGAAGTCGATAGAGCATGCCGCATGGGCCTGTAATGCTGATCCTCGGGCGATGGCTAGCGAGGTCGGCAGCGCCGCGGCATGGATGGATGGTGAGCTGTCCAGCGCAGAGCGGGCATTTTGCAAGGCGATACGCAAAACCGATCAAATTGCCGCTTGACTTGTCAAGTGCCAATGTGCATGCTTTCTCATGCTGGTCTTACTGACCACAAAGAAGCCCGCCAAGTGCGGGCTTCGTCTTTTCTATGCCGGCCCTCGCAGCATCCTGCTATCGCGTCTTCACGGCGCCACTCATGACGATGGCGAGTTAAGCCGGCTTCCAATACCGCCCCAAGCCTCCCGCAATGTGACCCGATGCGGCCAACATCGGCGATGCGGTGCTCAAACCGGGGCGGGGCTTTTGCGTTGGACGCTCAGTGTCCGCGCCGCGTCCTGTTTCGCCTTCCACCAGTCGGCGTATTCAGCGTACTGCGGGCACCAGTGCATATGGGGCTGGCTTTCCGGCCTGCCGTTCATGGTGTGCGCAAATCAGCCGCATGTGCAGTAGTTCTCAAAGCCGATCATTCTGGGAGCCTCCACGCTTCAAGCGTCGAGATGAATGCAAGCTCTACCGCTTCACGCACCGTCATCGTTTTGCGCATCCTCTCCAGCACCGCCGCAGCCTCTGGCCCGATCTGAACATCGACGCGCACACCGCCGGCCGTCTTGCTTGCCGCGCGGTACTTGGCTGCGCGGGTGTTACGGGTTGGGTCCGGCTTCATCGCGGCATGCCGAGCAAGTAAAACACGGTTCCAGCCGTGTCCGCAGTGGCTGCCACCTTGTCCCACGCTGCGCGGGACACTTTCGTTTTGGTAGTGAATCGCGCAGCGCCAAACTCGCGCTGCTGGAGTCCGACGCCTTCATCGCGCCTTGATTGCGCGACTGCGCGAAGTTCGTATCCGCCAAGTGTTGCGGTTGCGATTACGGTTGCCATTTCATTCTCCTGCGCGCCCGAGGGCGCGATGTGTTGGTCTTGTGGGGATGCTTGTGGGGATTGCCGCCTGCTTGTGGGGATTGCCGCTCAGTCGTTGCCGAAAAGCATTTCGTTTTTGATTTCGCACAGGCGGGAAAGGGTTGATTCGTCGCCAGCCTTTGCGCAGACAGTCTGCATCATGCGGATGGCCTCAAGGATACCGACGCCCTGCGCCGCCGCCGCTGCAACGACGTCTTCTTTCGTGAACTTAATCATTTTTGTTTCTCCGTCTGCGCTGCCGATGGGTGAACTATACGCCGTTACCGGTAACGCACAAGTACCGTTCGTCAGATATTTCAAGCGCGCCACCCCGGCAGCGCGGAGCATCGTCATGCGTTCAATCCTCGCCATCGTCGCGGGCCTGTTGCTGTGCTCGCTCTCATTCGCGCAGGGCATCCCGTCCGCAGCATCGGGCGTCTACCTGACGCCTGACCGTGTGTGTCGCGTCGTTTTCCAGCGCTATCAGGTTTCGTGGATTCGCGCCGATCTGACGTGCCTGGAATTCAGCGGCGCGCTGAGCAATGCCGCGAGCGTCCTTTACGCGCCCGGCGAGGGTTCATGCTGGACCAGTGGCGCAGCGATCCCGTTCAATCCGCAGAGTCCGGCTGATTACGTGGCATTCACCGGAAACACGGAATCGGTCGTCAATGTGCTGGTCGGCAATCAAGCCGCAGTGGTCAATGGCGGCGGATCGGCGCAGGTCTGGACGCGCATCGCGTATGTGCCGAGCCCGGCGCCGTATACGTGCAGCGGAAGCCCTGCGCCTGACCCGCACTATGCGCGGCTCTGTCGGCAGTACGGCATGTATTGCGGAGGCTAAGCCGTGGCCTCGGTCGCTGGCGACATTCCGCGTCAACACGCAGCAAAACAACTGACCGTGGGGGCGCAGATGCGAGCGATGAGGTGGGAGGCTGGCTTGTTCGCGTTTGTATCGACGGCCGCTGCGGCGCTTGCTGAGGCCAACCACGCGCCACCGGACACGGTGTGGATTCTGTCGGCTGCCGCCGGGACCATGATGGGTTCCTTTGCGTCCACGCTGGCATACGCCAACCTGAGCCACGCACAACGAGGCGCCCGCATTGCGGTGTCGTTCTGCGCTGGCCTGCTCGCTGCGCCATACGCTGCCGGCCAGATCCCGCGCCCCGAGT